GTATGGTTAAGGATGTTCTAAAATGAATAAACATATTTTGGAGTAAACTAATGAAAAAATTTGAAGTTAATTTTACAGGATTTGAAGTCAGAAAACCTATATGGAATAGTGGTTCCATAAATGTATGTTTTTTTACTAATCTGTCTGATGCACAAAAATGTGCCGAATCAATACCTGGTGGGGATGTTCGAGAAGTTAATTGCAATCACACCTGGACTGTTTATGATTCGTATGATGAGTATGTGACTGACCCGATTCGTAAACAACAGCGTAAAGAAGAAGCCTTAGCTAAATTAACCACAGACGAAAAACAACTACTTGGTTTATTATAATGGAGTTGAATAACTATGACACTTGAGATTGGTTCAAATCTTAAAGACTTAATTGAAACTGTTGTAATAACAGGTGCAATCGCGTATTCTTATATCACTTTTTTAAAAGGATAAACAATGAACAAACAAATTAGAGATCTAGCAGAACGCGCCGGTTATATACCAGGACTACCAACCGCTGAGGCGTTTAACGAATTTCGAATAGATAAGTTTGCTGATCTAATCATTAACCAGTCGTTGGTTATCTGTGATGCAGTTTCGGAACCAATTGATGGTGACGATAGTACAGTAGCAGGTGCATCAGTGTGTGCTGAAATGATTAGAGAAAACTTTGGAGTAAAGTAATGTTAGATCTACCAGAAAGGTTATACCTATACCAGCGTAAATTATTTCTCACATACTTTATTAAGTATTCAAAATACTACAATGAGTATTTTAACGCCGTTTGGCATTCAATTGAAGAACGTTATATCGCAGTTGGGTTTAATGAATGGCATTGGTTTCATATTGAGCATGCTGAATATGAATCAATTGAAGTGCATTGTATAACCATTCTTGGTATTAGCTTTGTAAAAGGTATAGGATTCCAAGCAGAACCAGTCGGAGTTGAATAAAAATGGCAAAGTATAGAATAAAAGAAAAAATGGTTTGGAATGATTATTATAAAGAGTTGAGACCAGTGTATAGACCACAGTGTAAATGGTTTGATCTGGTTTGGCTTCCTATCTATGACTATGAAGGTTTCTTTGCGTATTTTGATAATAAATTAGAAGCAGAAGAGTTTATTAGGCACGAGATAGCACGCAAAGGAAACAAATACAAACCAGTTTATCATACTTTTGAGGAGAAAGGTGACTAATGAATGACTTAATCTGGGTGGCATTTGTAGGCTTTATATCATGAAGCCTGATCCAAACCATAGTGAAAGTTTAATTTGGTTTGCAATACTATTTGCCATAGCAACTGGGCATCTGTTTATTGCATTGTTTATGATTTTAATGGTATTAGAAACTGCTTAGGAGAGATAATATAATGTTTGGTATATTCAAATCTTTGTTTAAACGAGCTAAACGTACTCCTCCTTTTACTGAAGGCGGTAAACATAAAGGTTGTGCATCCAGAGATTGTTTAAATGAAGTGATTTCTTACGGTGTAGATGTACAATATGAAAAAGATGCTGCATTCTTCGCAAAGATAATTGGAATAGAAGGACATTTTACTATCATAGTTAAGGAGGGTCTTCCTTCCCATCTTAAAAACTATGCAATTGGTTTTGTATTTGAAAGTCTTCTTCTTAATAAAGATCCTAACCGAGCTAACATGGAGTGTACTTTAATTAATATAATAAGTTCTACTTCTCGTAACTGTAGTGCTCTATTTCATGAGATTGAGTATTCAACTAGAAAGAAGTTGATTATAAGTCAATACTTAGAACACTTGATCTATTCAAAAAATATAACTAGTCCTACAACTTTAGCTGAATGTTTTGATGTTCCAGATAGAGTGTTAGTTGATCGACTAAAAGACTTAAATTGGGTTTAAAGGAGGTATTATACGGTACCTATCGGCTATTAATAGCCATATTTTCAATTAAATAATTTACGAGCAAATTATCGCTTGCACATTCAAATATCTTTTGCTATAATATATTTTTAAACAACTTTAGGAGTACACAATGGGATATCGTAGTGACGTTGCCATTAAGATTTATGGCAACAAAGAAAAGATACTAGAACTAAAATACATAGTCGAGGCCGAATTATCAAAAGCAAGTGATGAGTTTATCGAGATCGTAAACGATCTAATAAATAGTTCTTGCGAAACAGTTGACCGGGATCTTTGGGAATTTGACGACGATGACGCATCATTCTTATTCTTCGCAGAATGGGTTAAATGGTATGATGGTATACCAGAGGTTGATTATTTTAATTACATATACGAAACTGCCAAAAAGATGGGTGAATCAGACGAAACACTTATTGGTGAATATGTTAGAATTGGTGAAGAACTTGACGACAATGTTCACGAAGGTTTCAATGATGATTATCAACAACTGACAATTCGACGCTCAATCGAATACTAAGGAATTATCACATGGTTAGCATCGTTTCAACTAACCCACATCATTCTGTGGTTAAAGAAGCAATTTGTAAGAATTGTGGATGCACATTGAGTTATGTCCCAGCTGAGGTAACTGAACAGTATACAACTGATTATACTGGCGGTCGTGACTACTACAAAGCAATTACTTGTCCGGCATGTAAACAGATGGTGCGGGTTTCATAGTGAAAGATATTCCATTTATCGTATATTATTTTGTATGGGCTGTGATATGGGTTGCTTTTATTCTCTCCATAGATCCAAGTTTGAATTAACACACATTTTAGAGGAATAAGATATGTCAACATTAGTTGATGAGGTAAAACAGAAATCCATTGAAATGGATTCACTACAATCACGAAATCCATATGGTGTACTATCACACCTAATGAGTGAGGTTGGGGAATTAGCACAAGAAATAAGTATTGCACAAGGTGATGCATACAAAGCACACGGCAAAGATCACATTATTGGTGAAGCTGTTGATGTAATGTTATGTGTATTGGATTTAATCCACGTTTGTGATTCCTCTATTACAGAGGATGACTTGGTTCGTATTGCAACAAATAAAGGTGACAAATGGGTTAATGCCGTCCAAAGCTACATTAGCCGCGAATCCAAACCAGATTTAATGTGAGTTATGGATTTTGAAATTTCACCTAAAACAAATGACCAGCATCTTAATTGGTATGAAGCCGACGAGTACTGCAAGTCATTAGGTAACGACTGGCGTATGCCAACAATAGATGAACTACGCTTGATCTTTGAATCAGATCATGATTTGGAGGAAAAGTATTATTGGGCATCAAATGAAAACAACTATGGGTATGGGTGGGCCATTAGTATGAAATATGGTCATATTATGTATGACCATAAACGATTGAGCCAATTCTATGTTCGACCTGTTAAGAATTTAGTTCAAATATTAAACGAAAAAAATACTTGACAAGATGAATTTAACGCTGTAAAATATGTCACATAGTTAGTAACAACCTTACGAAGCTATTGACGAAGCTGTACAACACACAACATTTTCTTTTTATTTTTTATTGAGGTTTATTATGCAAAAGTTAGAACTTGACACTAAAATTCACGACAACTTCTTTATGGCGCACGTGTATGACCACATCGTCGATAATGACAAAGACGGTGTTCGTCGTATCGCACAAGAGGCATTGGCTGAGTATGATGCACACATCGTGTTTGAAGATGACAACGAACAATATGTTCAATTTGATTCAGACGAAAAGTATACTTGGTTCGTCTTGAAATTCAGTTAACTTTCTAATTTAATACTGAAGGGGTCCGAGTGGCCCCTTTTCTGTTTTTAACATTTAACGAATTACACCACATGGTCAATACGATAGAGTTAGGGCGGAATACACCGCTACCAACAATAACCAAGCTAACGATTGTTAAAAGACAGCTGTATGCTAAACTAGTTTGGGGATGGCTTGATGTAAATCTTGACTATCATAGATATTATGGCCCAGCATCAAGTTGGGGAGATTGGTGTGTTAACGGGCAATTTATCAAATCAGGTACTGAAAATGAATGATGAAGCCATACATGGATCTGCAATAGTAACATATTGGGAAAAGGGTACATGGGTATGGTATCCATCAGTTGACACCACCAATAGATATTATGGTCCCGCTATGCAAATCTATGGGGAATACTTCTGGTATATTCACGGTACGAGAATTAAATAATGTTGGAAAAAATTGACAGTTCAGTCGCGGGATTGCCTTGTGTTCAATATAAACTGAATGGGGTATTCCATAAAACAAATGGGCCAGCAATGACAGTGACTAGTGCTTCCAGTAACTTATTGTATCTGTGGGAGGCTTGGTACTTATATGGGAATAACCATAGATATTATGGTGATAGCAATTCCGTGGGTGATTGGTTTATTCACGGGGTTAAACTTAAATGGTAAGATGTAATCTAATACCGTAAAAGGTAAATACATAATTGGGGAGAATAAATGGTAGATATATATTTGGATATGGATGATGTCGTGGCTGAGTGGCGCGGTTTTGCTGAAAAGTTTTTTGGGAGATCAATTACCCGTGAAGAAAGATTACCCGATGAGGAATGGCAGACTATATCACGAGATCAAAGAATGTATGCGAAATTGGGGTTGAAAACAGGTGCGCACGAATTAGTGGAATGGTGTAAACAATATGCACGTACACACAATGGTAATGTTTATTTTTTGACAGCAATACCCAGAAAAAATAATATGCCATATGCTTTGATGGATAAAGTTCGATGGGCTGAAAGATACTTTCCTGGAATTCCATGCTTCTTTGGACCATATGCTGTTGATAAAGCACAACATTGCACCGGTAGTGATAGCATATTGATAGACGATCGTATTTCGAACTGTTCAGCATGGGTTGCAGCTGGTGGCCGTGCACATATCTACCGTAACTGGGAGGATTGTAAAGTATGGTTAGAACAGGAATTATTGTAGTACTATTATTGATAAATGGTTGTACTAGTTCATATATTAAGAGTCCGGAGGTGGATCCAAATCCATCGTCGGACCCAGTATTAGGGGCACGTGGTAAAGTTAATCGCCCACCAACTATTCAATATCATCGTGGTAACACGATCGAACGTGTAATACAATAGATAATAAAAAACCCCCATCAGTTATTCACTTTTGGGGGTTTATGTTTTTAAGGATGCCACCATGGTTGTGGGGGGCTAATGTACCCGTGGAACATAACATATAGCAGCACGCTATATGCGATTATGCTTAATATGGAAACAATATTTGCACTATTTAACATTTTTACTCTCCTGTTGTTGTATTTAGGTTATATTATATCACTAAACCCACTAAAATCAAGCCCTCCAGAGGAAATTAACTGTTTCCTAAAAAGAAACAATGTTTACTAATAAGAAACATTGACAACGATATAGTAATACTATATAATAAACAAACTAATAAACATCAAGGAATCAGCTATGAGAAATTTAGTAGCAAAGAACAATAGGCATCGTGCGGTGGTGATGCCTGACAAGAAGAAGGATTATTGTAGACGTGTTAAGCATGCAGGTAAGAAGTATGAAAGATGAGACACATCCAATAATAATTTCAATATATCCATTGCCATTTGATATCTTAAATGAGATTATGGTATGGAATAGCGCAACCTTTGGCGAATTGGGTGACAAATGGAAATCTGGACTTGGAACCGTTAAGTTCGCCAACCAAGACTATGCCAACTGGTTTAGGCTGAGATGGGCAGACACAATTTACGAATATAAACATAAGGATGACACATGAAATACCTATACTTTTGGCAAGGGCCATTTTCAAACTGGTACCGTTCTAACTTTGAATTAGACGGTATTAGATTTAACACAAACGAACAATATATGATGTATAAGAAAGCAATGTTGTTCAATGATACAGTTACTGCAAACGCAGTTCTTAAATCAAACAACCCCAAAGAATGCAAAGCACTTGGACGTAAAGTTTCTGGCTTTGACAATGTTTGGTGGCAAGACAACTGTATTGAAATTGTATTTCGCGGTGCTCACGCAAAGTTTTCACAGAATAGAAAACTATATAATATGTTGATGAACACCGGCGAAGCAACACTGGTCGAAGCTAGTCCATTTGACAAAATATGGGGCATTGGGTTAGACGAGGAAAATGCAAAGAAAACAAATCCTGACGACTGGCCAGGTACGAATTGGTTGGGGATTATCCTAACTGATTTAAGAGAACACTTTTTAATGGAAGAAGAATTAGCAAGGAAACAAAATGTATAAAATTGGCGATAAGATTGAATTTTTAAAACGTGAAGAATATGACACCGTTGGTAGCAATATATTTGGTGAAGTGGTTGGGTTTTACGGGATGGATTTGATTATCCTATTAGAAGAACCAGATAAACAAGGAAATCGTGCCGGTGTTTATTTTAAAAATTTAGTAAAAATCGCTTGACATTGCTAATTCAGCTGGTATAATGAATCATACTTGAAACGGAGAGATGAAAATGTCTAATGAAATTGAATGTGACCGTCCTGAAACAGAAGTTATCGAATTCTTCTCGTATGCTTTAAATCGCGGAGTATCTATTGAGGCTAATACCGCAGATATTTGTAAAGAACAATTTACTTGTTATGAAACGGAGAGAAAAATGATTAAATTTAAAACGATTGCTTACTTTGACCGCGATATGTTTGACCGCAAAGTCACTGAATACTTGAACGATGGGTGGAAATTGGAAGGTGGTGTCTCTATGACGTTTAACTCTTCTAGCCGCAACTATGAATATGTAATCGCTGTTACTAAAGAACATGAATGATATTATTAACGCACTGAAAGACTTTTATGACAAAAACGGTTTGTTGAAATCTTTCTTTATAATTTGGGGACTAGTATTAGTATTTTCAGCAATTGTGAAACTACTAGGCATTGGTGGTATTGCTGTCATTACGTTGCTGGTCGCCGTTTCATCAATTTTAATTTACACCGAGGATAAACACAAATGATGCTGATTCTTACCGAAGTATTTGCGTATTCAATCATGGGCCTCATGTCAGTCGATATGTTCAACAATATTTATGAACCTGCCGAAACAAGATGGATTAGAATACTACTTAGATTTATGGTATTCTTCTTCTGGCCGGTATTTCTCGTTGCACTGATGATAACTCTTTTTGTATGTGGCATCTTGGTATTTGTCACAGATACCGTTAAGTTGATTAAAAAAACCTTACTGAGTTAAACATTATGAATAACGCGCTTTATCTGTTTGGACCGGTTTATTTTTTATGGGGGGTTTTGTGTGTTAGTGGTTATAAACACTCAAAATATTATATAAAAACACCACGTTCGCTGAGTGTAGCCATACGAATTGGCATTTTATTTTTGTACCCAATTTTAATGGTGTGTGGATTTTCATATTTCACACTTACCATACTTAAAGATTTGTTTTATGATGAATAGGAGTATTTTATGAGTGGACCAGGGTTTATCGCACCCGAAGATGACCAGTATTGCGAACTATGTGGGATTATTGCTGAATGTAGACCATATGGTCCCAACGATGAACAAATCTGTTTTGATTGTGCAATGAAAGACGAGAAGACAACAGAACAAAAAATGATGAAATATCTTTTTAATATTGACAACACAGATTCAATATAGTATACTTAACTTTTTTTACACGGAGACTTACACATGACACTTTACGTTAGACGCGCTAATATTTTTACACCGACCGACGATGGCAATCTTGATGTACGTGATAAATTACCAGCTGGTAATTTCATCGTTAAACGAACCCCAGATGGTGACTGGTTCTTTGAAAAGGTCGATTCATTTCAAATCAATTTCAAACTCTATGGTGATACCTTACCCAATACTACCCGTATCTTGAATACATTTAACAACCGTGAGGCGGCAACTGGTGTAATGTTGACTGGTGAAAAAGGTTCTGGTAAATCATTGTTAGCAAAATCACTTTCGATCGAAGCTGCTAAACAAGACATGCCAACCTTAATTATTAATACGCCTTGGTTTGGTGATTCATTTAACAAACTTATTCAAGATATCCACCAACCGTGTGTTGTGTTATTTGATGAGTTTGAAAAGATCTATGATCGTGAGGATCAACAAAAAATGCTTACATTATTAGATGGGGTATTCCCAACTAAAAAGTTGTTCGTATTAACCTGTAATGACAAATGGCGTGTTGACCGACATTTACGTAATCGTCCAGGCCGTATCCATTATTTGATTAACTACGGTGGTGTTAGCACAGAATTCATTCATGAATACTGCAATGATAATTTACTTAACCTGCAATACGTAGATCACATTTGTAAATTAACGTCGGCATTTAATACGTTTAATTTCGATATGTTAAAAGCATTGGTTGCTGAAATGAACATGTACAATGAAGCACCTGATCACGCGTTGAAAATGTTGAATATCAACCCAGAAGATGCTGACGATTGCCGTTTCAAAGCACATTTCACACCAGCAGAAACAAAAGAAACCTCAATTAGTAACTGGGGTGGCAATCCATTGACTGAAAGCCTCGAATTCAGTTACCGCGATAGCGAGGGGGATTGGATTGAAATCGAGTTCAATGCGAGTGACCTTTCATCGTTTGATAACAGTGGGTATTCATTTGAAGATGAACACGGCAATAAGTTGACTATGGCACGTATTGTTAAACCACCTTTCAGTTTCTACGACGCATTTTAATTATGGCGGGTAGCTGGCAACAGCTACCCGATCTTTATGAATGACAAGGATTTCGCGTGCATACTAGCATTTTTCGTGCTATTGTTGGGACACCCAGTAATAGCGTTATATATTTTCATTATCTTTGGGATGTAAAACATGTATAAAATTATTTTTCTTTCTTTGTTGTTGATTGGTTGTGGCGAAAGTCCAGAAGAACAACTTAAACGTCAACAACAACAATTACAACAACAGCAACAACAGTTGATTAACCAACAACAGCAGCAGTTGCAACAACAATCACAATTCCAACAAGCTCCGGCATATCAGCCGCCAGCAGTGATTCAACAACCAGCTGCACCAGTGGTGGTTCAACAACACGATTCATCACTTACTAATATGTTGGTCGGTGGGTTGATTGGCCATCAAATTGCTAAGATGGGTGAAGATAATTCATCGAGAGCATCTGACCACAGTTATCAACAACCACAACAAACTGTAACACATGTGCATAACTACAACACACCTGCACCAACGGTAAGTGGTGGAAGTACACCAGTACAACAAGTCGTCACCCCCGCACCATCTGATCCGGTTGCAGGTGCAAGAGGCTTAACCACGCCACCTACTAATAAGATGGACATGAATAAACTTTCTGAATCAGCAAAGTATTCACCACCATCTTCGACTAGTGTTGCTCCAACAGTTGCGTCAGTTGCAAAACCAAGTGGGATGGATATGAGTAAGTTATCATCACCATCTAGACCTGCACCAGCACCGAGTCCAGTGCGGTCATCTGGGATGAACATGAGTAGGTTATCATCCTCCGGTAAACGTTGAGTTTAAATTAAAGGTGTGGTAGAATACTATCACACCTTTTTATTGGATATATGCATGAACGAAACAACACTAGATGTATTTAAACAACTTAGAAACGACCTAGCTGCTGGGGCAATGATCGAACATAAAGTCGATGGTAAACTTCACAAGGTAAACGGTCCGGCTTGTATCTGGAAAATTGGCAATTATAGTGGATGGGCATTATTTGGTGAGTGCCATCGGTATTATGGTCCAGCAGCAAGCCTTGTTGGTAATGTCGAACGATGGTGGTTGCATGGAGATTTAATTAAATAATATATGGACATCATAGAAAAACTCGAATTACCAGATCAAACTTTATATTTAAAAAATGGCGTGAACCATAATCCATCTGGCCCAGCCAGTTATTATACAAAAGATACTTGGTTTTGGTATCTAAATGGGAAACCACATAGGTATTATGGGCCAGCCGCATCAACCAGAATAGATACCTTGTGGAGAATTCATGGTGAAGTACTTAAATGACAACAGCTATTTCCAATCAGATATACCAGGTATGCACCACCGTGCGAATGGGCCAATGCGAATCTTTGAGAATGGTAACTATTCTTGGTATTCATACAATGAATGGCATAGGTATTATGGACCAGCTAGGTTTTATGAATATGGACAATGGTTTATTAACGGAATATTTGTAAAAAATGATACTTGACATTTTGTATCAATACTGTATAATCATATTTTTTTTAACACAGAGGGCAACTCAATGACAATTACAATCGACGACTGTAAAGAAGCGATCAAAAAAACAACAACCATCAACCCATTCCTGTCACTAGTCTCAGATTGGAAAACAAAAAAAAGATTTAAATCAAAAGGTAAATGGGTATATCAAGTTTTTAGTGGGCAAATGGATGAAACATTGTATATTACTGAGCATTCATATGGTCTTACTGTAACAGTTGAAAAACCTGGTACTCAATGGGCATTCACTGTAAACGACCCGGTTGATTGGGTTGGCCCAGGTGACGTAACATTTAAAATCTATGACAAAGATCTTGCCGATGAGGTTGGCGCACCATCATATGATTCTGTTACTTATATCAATAATAAGTTACCACCTGGCACAAAAGAAATTGCGGACGCAACCTATGTCAACTCTAACTTCACTGAACGCAATTTACGTGAAATTATGGAGGCACTTGACTTTGTTGATGAAACTCCACCACGCGATGAGGTTCTAGTCTATCCATCTGCGGCGCTTGATGCTGAATTGGCTGAAGCTGCTGAACCACAAGAGGAAACCGAGGAGTCAATCACGAATAAAAAAATCAATGACATTCTTGGCAGATTAAAAGATTGGAAAAAATCATGAAACCAAAACTTTACATGTTAATCGGTGCGCCTGGTACTGGTAAATCCACGTGGGTGGCGCATCAAAAGCTAGATTGGTCTAGAACAGCGTTAGCCAGTTCAGATGGACATATCGACCAGTATGCTAAATCACTTGGGAAAACTTATTCTGACGTCTTCCAAGACTATATGGGAACAGCGACTCAACTCATGATGAACGATATAACTGATGCCATTGATAAAGATTACGATATTATTTGGGATCAAACCAACATGTCGGCAAAAGCTAGAAAACGTAAGCTGAAGATGATTCCATCACATTATGAAAAATACGCGGTGGTGTTTGAGTTACCAAATGAAACCGAACATGCCAGACGATTAGCAAGTCGGCCAGGTAAGAATATCTCAGCTGACATTATAAACAATATGGTCAACTCTTTTAATATGCCTACCACTGGTGAAGGTTTCGACCATATTATTACAATCAATAACAAATAGGAAATACGATGGATGAACAAGAATATGCGGTATCAGTTGACACAATAAATGATGCTGGTCGGGATGTAAAATGGTATCATCTAAAAACCCCATCATGCCAAGTTGAGGACGGGGTCGATCAGTTAGTTAGATGGGATAATGACCGTTCAGTATGGCAAGCCATTTTTATGGTGACAGATGAGGATGGAAATACCATCGATGATCTATGCGAGGCAATCTTCATCCTTCCAGATGGACGCAGATTCTCTGATACCATTCTTACTTGACAATAAATAACATTGTGTTATAATGAACAAAACTTAGAGATAGACTTTAAGTTATTATTATTTTTAGGAGTTAAAAATGAACACATCAATTATCTTGAACACTGATTCGTACAAAGTTTCAATGAATCAGCAATATCCACCAAACACCACTGGCGTTTTCAGCTATATAGAAAGTCGCGGCGGTGATTATCCTGTCACTGTATTCTTCGGATTACAAGCATTTATTAAAGAGTATTTGCTTAAACCAATCACGCAAGCCGATATTGATGAGGCTGCGGTGATTCTTGCAGCACACGGGGAACCATTCAATAAAGCTGCGTGGGAATACATTCTGCAAGAACATAACGGATATCTTCCAGTTGTTATTAAAGCTGTTCCCGAAGGCACAGTTGTACCTGTTAAAAACGTATTGGCAACAATTGAAAACACTGATCCAAACTGCTACTGGCTAACAACTTGGCTAGAAACGGCATTACTGCGTGCTATTTGGTATCCAACTACAGTGGCAACACAAAGTTGGACTATTAAAAATCACATCATGCAATATCTTATTCAAACCAGCGATTCCCAGTCTAATATTGATTTCAAACTGCATGACTTTGGTGCTAGGGGTGTATCATCATTAGAATCAGCAGGTATCGGTGGCGCAGCTCACTTAGTAAACTTCAAAGGTACTGATACCATAGCTGGGCTTTTGTTCGCTAGCAAATACTACAATGCTGATATGGCGGGATATAGTGTTCCTGCGGCTGAACATAGCACCATCACCAGTTGGGGCAAAGAACATGAGGTTGATGCATATCGTAATATGTTAAAACAATTTGCTAAACCTGGTTCCATTGTTGCAGTAGTATCAGATAGTTATAATATCTATAATGCTTGCAGTTCATTGTGGGGTGGTGAATTAAGAGACGAAGTAATCAATAGTGGTGCAACACTTGTTATCAGACCGGACAGTGGCACACCACATAAAGTTGTGCTTGAATGTCTGCGCATCCTATCTGATAAATTTGGATACACTGTTAACAGCAAAGGATACAAAGAGATCAACCATGTAAAAGTTTTGCAAGGTGATGGTATTAACTTAGACAGTATCAAAGAAATCTTGTTCCATGTTGCTGTTGATGGTTTCTCGACTGACAACGTGGTGTTTGGTATGGGTGGTGCATTACTACAAAAACTAGACCGCGATACCCAAAAATGGGCAATGAAATGTTCATCAATACAAGTTGACGGTGAATGGCGTGATGTATTTAAAGATCCAATCGATGACAAAGGCAAATCTAGCAAACGTGGTCGAATTACGTTATACAGACCAAACTCAATTTACTATACTTCCACTGAAAACTCCGAGGATTCTAAATATGAGGTATTGACAACTGTATTTGAAAATGGTAAACTTATTACCGAGTACACATTCGATGAAATACGTGAACGTGCTCATTCAAAATATCCTTTTACAACACACCAATAGAGGTACACATGAAATTGAATTTAAAACTGTATTTTAAAATAGTAGGGGCATTACTTTTCCTACTATCATTTATCACAATGATTATTCCAGATTTGGTCTCAGCACCCGATACTGGTTCGGTACTCATTGGTGCTGGCCTGATGTTAGCATTATTTCCAGCATCGTATTATTTAACCATGTGGATTCTCCATGATTTACATAATGGTGAAAGATAATGGAGTACCGTTTATTTGATTATCTAAAAAAAATTGATTATCGTATTACCGAAGGTATGGTACCAGACCATCTTTTTGATTACTTTGGGGATAACGTATATCAGTATATTCACTTACACGAGGTGAATAACAAATGTGTATACGAATTCAATGTCGTATTTGACACAGTTGATAGATCGGTGTATATGCTATCGTTCATTGACTATAATTCTGAAATCGAACATAGTTGGATTAACCCAGACTTAAGCGATGGAATTATTCCAAACGCAATATTTACAGACGGTGATGTTGAAATTATTGATGATCTCAATACATTCTTAAACATTGCTGATTCAATTATTTTAACCACAGTTTAAGGACACACATGAAAAAAGTAGTATTAGCAGTTGCATTTGCATCAGTATTAGCAGGTTGTACCAGCGTGGAACCAGGATATGTTGGTATCATGGTAAACCGCGTCGGTGGCGAGAAAGGTGTTGACCAGCACGAAGTTGGGCCAGGTCGCTATTTCTTAACTATTAACCAAGACATTTACACATTCCCAACGTTCAGCCAAACACAAGTCTGGACTAAGGATAAAAATGAAGGCAGTGACAAAGATGATTCAATGTCATTCCAAACTTCAGAAGGTTTAGCGGTGAATGCTGACATTGGTATCACTTATGCAATTAACCCAAACAAAGTGTCGAATGTCTTCCAGAAGTATCGAAAGGGCATTGACGAAATCACCCACAATTATTTGCGGTCAATGGTTCGTGATGCCTTAGTAACAGAAGCATCAAAACGTCCAATTGAATCGGTATATGGGGCTGGTAAAGGGGATCTGATGGATGCGGTTAAAGCACGAGTGGTCGCCGAGACTGCTGAGATTGGTATCATTGTTGAAAACATTTATTGGATTGGGGATTTAAGACTACCTGATTCAGTTGTTGCCGCAATCAATGCTAAAATTGGGGCAACTCAACAAGCGGCGCAAAGTGAAAACCAAGTTGCAAAAGCACGAGCTGATGCACAACAAGCAATTGAAACGGCGCGTGGTGTAGCTGAATCGACAATGTTACAAGCCAAAGCCGAAGCTGCCGCAATTAACCTTAAAGGTGAAGCATTGCGCAATAATCCTAAATTGGTTGATTGGTCCGCTGTTGAAAAATGGGATGGTAAACTACCAGAGTATATGCTCGGTGATTCCACACCATTCATTAACCTCAATAAGCAGTAATGGATAAAAGGGAGCTTCGGCTCCCTTTTTTATTGCTCAACAACTGTTACCCCTGGGTACTTCTCTCTAGCATTTTCCAATGCTTCCTCCTCACTTAGACCTTGACCTAAGAATTGGTCATCATCGGCCGCAAACAAGTACCACATCTTTCCATGCTGTTCGTAGTTGGCTAGTATCGTAGTCGCATACATACGAGCAGTCTTTGCCTCCATTGCCTTTAAGTACTGCACACGTTTTAACATGGCATCTAGTGCAGATGGGTTTGAAAGTAGTGTACTCTTAAAGTGTTCCGAGTGTACCACCCATCCAGCACAGAATCCTGCAACAAAAGCACTTAATACGATTAATAACATCTATATCACCTCACATAATATTTAGGCAATAAAAAACCCACCGTGGTGGGTTTTAAATGTGTTACCTATATAGGTACCTTGTTTCCGTTCTTATCGACGCTTACGAACGTAATCTGATTACTAAATGACACTTCTTGAGTACCTTGATAATGGGCTATAACTGTTATCTCAAATGTCGCCGAGGTTGTTCCCTGTTTAATCAAGTTTGAATCAAATTGGAGGATAGAACCTTTATGAATCCGTTTATGGAATACGACTTCATTTAGCCCGACTGTAACGAATTCACGGTCAGGGAATGTTAGACTGACAGCAATATACCCAGCTTCATCTATCCATTGCAAGAGTTGGCCTCCATATAGGAGGCCATAGTGGTTTAAATAATTTGGTAAAACTAATCTATAAGTTGTGGTCATGAGGAATATGAAAGTATTGCCCAATTAAGCATTTGCTCCGCATTCGTTCTACTATCAGTTTTCCAAACACCATTTCGATCAAATGTAACCTTTTGTGTGTTAAAAAACTCCTGATATCCATCAAACACGGAATGCTGCCTTCTAGCGATTGCGGATAACCGTATTGTGTAATAAGTATCATTCTTGCTACGGTGTTCCAATAATAAAAACAATTGGGTCTTTTTTAATAATATATGTTCGTACTTAGCCATATTTACAATCCAGTAAGTTAAAATTGATATAAAAACGGGGCTTACGCCCCGTTAGTCTTTTTTAAAATAATCTGACCATTTTAAGATGAAAAAGTTTCGGTGGCCGTCGTTCTTGAATGAAAACAATCGTTCATTCATCTGCATACCACATTCACTCTTTTCAACCCATTCTGTCATTTCTGCAAGTATCTCTGCTGAGATTTCATCACGGTCAAACGAAATTCCTGGTAAACTAAACATCCCAGTGGTAACCTGTTTCATACTTCCTCCAATTAACAATTAAGTCCAAGTTCAAAAATTGTATCATATAGGTCTAACAATTGTTGATCTGTTAGATTATACAAGTCTTCTGGGTATATGTCAAATATTTCTACTAGACTATCATCCCAATGTTTTACAATTCTATCAATAATTAATTCTTTCATCTATTTACCACCTTAAAAATTTCAACTGACAACCATAAGATTGTCACAATAAAAAAAGATATTGGCCAACAAAATGCAAGTGCAATACCATACTTGGTTTGCGCTGGGGTTGGCATATATACCTCCAAGTGATTTACAAGCATAGACAGAAATAATTTCTTCATAAAAATTGTAATTTCTAGGTATACGACTACTAAGGCAAAATACAGTAGCAGGTTTAAAATTTGTGATACCATGATGTCTCCTAATTATGTTATCGTGTCATCATTTTACATAAACCGAATAATATCAACAATGGCCACAAAAACAATAGACCTAGACGTTGAAATATACGGATTCCTCTATTTTCACTTAATACCTCAATTTCCGGTCCATTACTAAACCATACGCAGGTAAACCCGATCATGAAATATATAATTACAAGTGATATTAAATCGTGAATACTGCCTTCCGTTAAATGTTGTGATAATATTAGTAACATTACTCCTCCAATACTCGACAATAATAATAATACCCAGACCAAGTTTCGCTAAGGCACCAAGCCTTAGCCTCGGTAACTGTTTCAAACTCCATCACTTCGGATGATGTTATACTATTGTAGTCTCTATCGACCTTAACCACAATGAACTTCATTAGTCTTCCCATGATGATACTTTTAAAAATTCTTTTCCATCATAGCTATCAATTTCAGCACAGATGTTTATTTCTTCAACCACCAGCTTACTATGTACGGTATTTGCGGCGTCACCCAACTCACGAACTACTGCCACTAATGTTGCATCATTTCTCTTGATATGATAATCATACACTGGTTGGTTGGTTTCAGTCAAATGATATACTGGGCTACCATATTGGTCATTGCCAATATAGTAGTCGAGGCCTTTACGCGTTAGATATAATTCCATTGCCGCATTGGACAATGAAAACCCACCGTATTTTTTGTTAAGCACTACTTCTGTTGTTATTTCTGCGATTTGCATTTGTACTACTCCGAATTTTTTTAATGTGTCTATGGTGTTCAAATAATGTACGTCGTAACTCATAGACACGGTCATCCATCTGCAATAGGTTAAATTGATGTCTGGTTGCCAAGCCTGCCCTACATAGTACTATTATAGCATCTCGTTCACACGAACGCAATGGTTTATGATTTAGTTGTTCTAATTTATCAGTAAAGTCAACGGTTGCCATTTGATATGCGGTGCCGTTTATCTCAAACCAACAAAAGTGAACTGACGAATTATAATAGAATCCAGTTCTATTACATATAGGTTTACACGGGGTTAGGTTGCCTAATATATACGTAAAACGATGTGTCATCCAAGGTTCTAGCGGCAATACTTTAAGTGTCATATAGTACCCATTCTTGTATTTGATCGTTAAAAGTAGCACCGAGTTCTCTAGGATGCATCTCTGGTAGAACAACCGTTGCGCCAGTATCAAGGTTAATTCCATAATCAACACCGAATACTTTTTCACCAGTCTTACCTATTTTATCATATACCGGAAACCAGCCGGTTATCAATAATATCATAAGTATTCGGCGTATTTTAATAAGAAAAATGTTTTCTTTAACTCATCATAAAAGTCTAGGTGGATAACTGGATTGCACCATCCATCCTCGTCAATCTCTATGTGGCGGCGACAGGTGAATCCCAATACATCGCGCATTTTAGATCTGATAGCAAATACACTCAGTGGATAATCCTCATGCATTTTTGCTAATAAACCCACCCAAGTTCGTTCTTGAATTTCAATATGTTTCATTAGTCAAATGTTTTAATTAAGTGTAGTGTTAGGTATTCATCTTGAGGTAACACCGCCACATCTTGTGGATAGCGGGTATGTTCGCCATTGTACCATGTTCGTGTAACAGCGTTAACGATTCTAACTCGAACCATCTTTGGTGTTAATTTGATTACTTTTGCTAACCGTAATTCCGATCCAACCGAAAATACGACAAAAGAGTTTATTGGTATTTCTCGTCCAATTATATCATGATGTATAATTTCTTTTTTTGTTCTTTTAGCAGCCGGTTTCTTGTCTGTTGTCATCCGTGTATACTTCCCAATCCTGTGTGTCAATATTCCAATGGCGAGAATCATATATTCTCATACCGATTTCGTACTTCCCAATACCAAATGTCAATTCTGGACCAGCGTGGTCATGCCCTCGACATTCTAATGAACAAGTAAATTCAAACCAGTTCCAGTCATCTTTAATAATTTGGAATTCCCAATGCTTATTTTTGGTGAGTGAACCTTCAGTTGAATATAAACTTTTAAAATTGTTCTGTTTAAAAAACGGATTCTTAATTGTCAATCCAAGTCTTATCATATATTACCTGTAAGTGAATATGAAAAATATAACACATACGTCAAATAACACGTATAGTGTAATAATTGATCTAAACCAATAAAGGTCCAGAATAGTGGTTCGTGCATCTCATAGTGACTGATGTTATTCTTTGCCCAATCAATATGATAATGCACAATTATATCCACAATTCCCAATATCAAGGCAGTTTTTAAATCAAAGTAGCATAACATAACGGCGGTTAGTATACCATGTTTCATACTATGTCTGAAACCGATCCAATTACCATATATGCCTTTCTTGCATACTTCTTCGTAAGTTTGATTATAGAAATCAACGAACCAGTGCTTGATAAAGAGTAATTGTAGAATAATAAGTGTTGTTAATAAGGTCATGGTGTTTGCTGTTGTTCTAATTTGTCTTCGCATTCACATAAAACACGAATAGTGTCAAATTGCTCTTTTGCATTCTTTAACGCAGGATATTTATCCACCAGCGTAAGCAGGGCGTCTTCTTTCTGTTTAGCTTGAATTGCCCAGTCAATGGCCGATTGTGTTTCTTTTGTAAATGTTATAGTACCGCTACTACCAATTCCTACCCATGATTGACCGTTATATACTTCAAGATACCCATTTGAACTCCGCAACGTCCCAGTAACCTCAACCCCAGTAAAATATGGAATAAATCCTTTACCAGTACCAAAAAAATACTTATTACTGTAAATCTCTGTAATCATTTAACTCTCCGTGTCATATTTTGTGTCAAGACCATCTTAACACAAACCAGTTTAAATCCGATTCATCCCTAAAATAGAATTTCCCTGTAAAATGCCTAAACCAACGTCTTGGCAATTGTGCGTCTGATGGGCCAAACTGTTGTTCGCACCACTCATACATTTCTTTCCTTATACCCGCCGTTTCTAAGTATCGATATGCGGTACTAACCCAGGCATAACCTGCATATTCATCACCAGCATTCATTGTCACATGCTTCCCTGTTTTTACTCTTGGTGTCTTAGTCCATTCTTTATTAATCATTTAGTTGTCTAGCCTAGCCATCTTAATATAAAAAAGCTTTTATCTTGTTCATTAAACAGTGATATAATATTCGATTGTAATATATGTTTAATCTTATTACTGTGTAACCATTCTAGCATTTCAGCTACCTCGGTTGATTCTGCCGTACCTAATATAAAACTCTGCGGCTCAAATGGGTGCCTACGAATATTCATACGATCCTCCAGTACGCACAATTATACTAAAACATTTACTGTTTGTCAATAAATATTTTAATGAGAATATTAATAACTGGCCACAAAGGGTTCATCGGCAGAAATATGATGGATTGGCTTAATCAAGAAGATGAGTGGCTGATCGATGGCTGGTCTTGGGACCCAGCAAATTTACCTAATATAAAACTTTATAATTGGGTCATTCACTTAGGTGCGGTCACTGACACCAGTGATGCGGATATCGATACCATTATACACAAAAACTATGAGTTTAGTCAATGGTTATTCAATGAATGCAACAAAAATAAAGTACATTTGCAATATGCTAGCACTAGTCAGGTATATGGCAACAATAAGGATTTCAGTGAGTTTGCACCATGTCATCCAACCACACCATATGCATGGTCTAAGTACCTGTTTGATAGATGGGTACTTCAACAAGAACATAAAGTATACGTTCAAGGATTCCGATATTTCAATGTGTACGGTCGTTATATGCACACCAAAGGCGAATTCAAAGACATTATGTCACAATGGCGTGAACAAGCTAAGAAAGAAGGTAGAATAACTATCTGGGGCAATGCAGAGCATATCAAACGTGATTGGGTTTGGGTTGGTGATGTGTGCCGTCTTCACATTGATTTCATTAAACAAGTTAATGGGTCTGGTATTTGGAATGTTGGGTCTGGACTATCCCATTCATACTTTGACATTGCTGAGGAAATTTCTATCCAAGAGGGAGTTGAGTTAAAATTAATTGACCCAAAGATAACTGAGCAATATAATACAAAAGCTGATCTACGCCATCTTAAAGAAACCATAGGTAAACGCAAATGGGCAAATGTATATGAGTGGCTAGACCGTGGAATAGAATAAATACCAAGATACGGAGAATATTAATGAAAATACGCGAATTTATTGATGATTACGACGATGATGAAGATGATGAACCAAACTATGATGATCTTCCATCAGTAAAAGATGCAGAAGCACTACGCCCATTATTAGCAAATGCAGCACAACAAATATATGATAAATGGGATGAAGAAGATATTGATACTTATGCAGGTGGTGGAATATGTCACTACATTGCCGATGCATTCGTTGATATATTATATTCAAGACTACATCTGAACTGTCAATCAGTAACATCAAGTCATGAGCAACACGTTTATGTTGCCGCGCAATTCCAAGAAGGTGTCTATGTTATCGATTTACACCACAGTAATTATGAAACTGGTGGTGGATTTTCGTGGAAGAAAATACCAGATGTCGAAATAGACCCACGAGATATTACTTTTTATAGATATTCAGCAAATCCAGGTGATTTTGATGAATATGTAGGAGATTATTAATGAGAGCACATGAATTTTTAAATGAAGACAGCTTTGGTACTAATCCAAAGCGTAAAATGCGTGAAGGCAGTCGTCCAGCAAGAGGACACGCTGCGCAACCAACTTATAAAGAACAAGTCCAGAGTGAAGACTTTGACTTAGATGAAGCTGGAAAAGCACCTAAGAAACTCTGCTTATCTAAAAAAACTGATAAAGAATTAGGGGCAAGTCAATTATCATCTTGTAAAGCACAAGGTTTACGTAAACGTGATACCAAACGTAAATTTAATATTGGCAATAAAGTCAAGAAAATTAAAGGTAAAATGGTTAAATCAAGTGATTACGGCGGTCCATTACCTAAATGGAAAGGGAATGAATAATGAAAATTTTTGAACTGTTAGCACCTGCTACGTCACCATTTTCATTAAATGTGCCTTCGAGTAAAGAAGGCATGGATATTGCTGATTTACAAAAAGTATTGAAAGCACTTAGATATGACTTAGGCCCAACTGGTGTTGATGGAAAATTAGGTGACTACACATCTGCAGCTATAAAAGCAGCACAAGCCGACGTTGAGCAAGCATCAACTGGTGTACCAGATAGTGAATTTATCAATGTATTAAACCAAGTGTTATCGGCATACCCAGAGTTTACAGCATCACTGTCAAAAACAAATCCAGATGAATTAAAGCACTCAAAGGACTCTGGTTCATCCAACATTGAGTTAGATCCAGAATTCGATAAAGCATTGCATCAAGTTGCTGAAAAACTAGGTGTCAATGCAAACGATTTAAAAGCAATTATGTACAAAGAATCTAGGCTCAAACCAACCGCAGTAAACAAATATTCTGGGGCAACTGGGCTGATCCAATTTATGCCAAAAACGGCGGCGGCACTTGGTACCTCAACGAAAGAATTGTACAATATGTCTGCTGTTGAACAATTGCAATATGTCTATAAGTACTATAAACAATATGTGCGTCCTGGTGACGACCGTGGTACATTATACATGGCTACGTTCTATCCAGCACTTATGCATCATGATGACAACCACGTAATTAGTTCTCGTGGTAAAGCAATATATGACCAGAACCGTGGTCTAGATGTTTCACACGATGGTGTTCTTACAGTTGGTGATGTAAAACGAAGTGTGAATGCCTATGCTTAAGTTAAATAGGTACATGAATTTAACAGGTAATTTAATAATAGCACCACCAGCGGTCAAAGGAAACTTCTGGTATAAAACAGTTATAATGATAACTGAACATCATACTAATGGTAGTATTGGACTCATGCTTAATAAAAAAAGCAATATGTCCGTCGCCGAACTTGGTGATAAGTTAGGATACGATATAGATATCGATGATTTTGTATATGTGGGTGGTCCTATAAGTAAACAAAGTCTTTCACTACTACATAGCAATGAATGGCGATGCAAAAACACTATGAGAATAAATGATCAATTTTCTATTAGTTCAGCTGATGATATGCTTCCTAGATTTGCTAAGTATGATATGCCAAATCAATGGCGAATGTTTGTTGGTGTATGTGGGTGGGCACCTTGTCAACTAGAAAATGAAATTAAAGGTGTTGAACCATATATTCATGACAATAGTTGGTGTATCTCAACTGGTAGTTCTGATCTAGTATATAACTCAGATGGTAAAGAACAATGGTGGAATGCACTAGAACAATCTAGTATGGAATTCGCACGTGGGATTCTATCATGAAGAAATGGCTATGGAAAATTGGTGGTTTTGTTTTATTAGGGATTGCATACTTAGGTGTAATAACACCAGGACTGCCATTTAGTCCATTCCTAGTTGGCGCGGCGGTATGTTTTAGTAAAGGTAGCCCAAAAATGCATGCTTGGATTTATAATCATAAGCTATTTGGACCTTTTCTTACTAACTGGGTTGACCATAAGGTATTTCCTACTAAAATGAAATATACTATGCTGATTGTAATGGGGTCATCTCTTTTAATACTATGGCTTAAAACATACAACGTTAAAGCACTATTAGGTAGTGGTATCTTTATGGCATTGGTAGCAATATGGGCATGGCGATATCCTGGTAGCCTCGATGAATATGAATATAGAAAATCTAACGGAAAACGCATAGGATGGTTTAAAGTTTCGTTAAATAACGATATACAACAATAAAGGATTTTATGAGATTTTTATTATTAACATTTACATTATTAGCGGCATTCCAAGTAAAAGCATGGGATCAATGGGCACCATATCCAGTTGACAAATGTCAAGTGCAAGTACCATACGGCATACCAGCCGCATCAACACAAGGCACAACTATCTGTCGGGCCGGATATATTACATTGAATGACCCTATTGCAAAATTACCAGTATGGGTAAGTTATCAATTATTTCCAGAATACGCATTAGGTTGTGTGCCCCGTTCAAATGGATTTGCACCGGACAAAAGTTTACCTAAAGGTGCAAGAGCTGAATTAGAAGATTATGCAAAATCTGGATATGACATCGGACACGTTGCGCCAAACGCTGATATGAGTAGATTCGACCAGTTGGAACTCGAAAGTTTTTTGTTAACAAATATGATGCCGCAACTCCCTGGGCTAAATCGTGGGATTTGGAAGTTATTGGAAACCAATGTTCGTGGATGGACCGTGCAACGGAACCATTCGATTGTGGTATACGCTGGACCTATTTATGGCGCTGGTGATCCAGTAATCGGTCCTAATAAAATGGTGATTCCACATGCATTTTATAAGATTGTAATCGATACCACCACAAACGAGGTTGCTGGGTTTTTATTCCCACATACCGGTAACCAAGGTAATGATTTAACTAAAGTTAGAGCCCCAGTTGCACAAATACAATCATTAACTGGTATAGCGTTTGCATACCCAGCTAATGCAGTTGAATTACCATTAGATTACTTATGGTCCGTTGATTATAAAGCATTGACTGATGCTAAGAAGGCGTCTTGTGGTAAATAATATAATTACAGCCATCTTTGACGTATTAGCTTGGTATGGTTGTGGTTTGGAGGGAATTATCTATGAAATATGACTACTTGGCCGAACGCGCCCAATATCTTAGCCATACAAAAGAATTAGCAAAAGCACATTACGGCGACGTCGAAAATGAGGACGAAGCTGTGTTACAATTCTTAGCAAGAAGTGTTGCACATTCAAAAGAGGATGATGCAAGATTAACCGATGAGGTTGAACTTCTTAAAGATCGTATTACAAAAATTGAAGATATTATCAACGCAAGATAAGTGCTGTTAACGCATTCACTAAATCTTCAATCATACCGTCTGTGTGAAGAGGGGTTGGGGCAAATCTCAATCGTTCTTCACCAACTGGCACCGTTGGATACTGTATCGCTTGTGCATATATATTATACTCATTCAGTAACAAATCACTAATTTCTTTCGCACGTTTTGCATTACCAATTTTCACTGGAACTATATGTGTAAAACTTTCCATAACTGGTAATCTTGCCTTTATCATTTTATATTTTAATTTAGCCGCACGTTCTTGATGTGCCATCCGTAATTCATGATGTTCTTTTAAATACTTTACGGATGCCAATGCACCAGCCGCGATAACAGGACTTAGACTAGTGGTAAATATAAATCCATCGGCGACACTTCTTATTGCATCTATTACCACTGAATCAGCCGCAATATAACCACCTTGTACACCATACGCCTTACCAAGAGTACCATTAACGATATCTATTCGATGTTGTAATCCATATTCTTCCAAAAATCCTGCACCAGTTGCACCTCGTACACCAACCGCATGGACCTCGTCTATATAAGTAATTGCATTATACTTTTCTGACAACTCACAAATCGTAGCAATTGGGCTTATATCACCTTCCATCGAATATACACTTTCAAATACAATACAAGGTGTTGCTCCTCGACTAACCGCGTCAACTAAACATTCCTCTAAATGATCCATATCATTATGTTTAAATATCTGTTTCGGTGCCCGACTATGGCGCATTCCATTAATTAAACTGTTGTGATTTTTACTATCACTTATAAATTCGATATTGGGGACAATCTTAGCTAATGCAACCAAACTCCATTCATTAGCCGTATACGCGGAACTGAATAACAATGCGCGTTCTTTTTTATGCAATGATGCTAACTCGTGTTCTAACGCAACATGATAATGACAAGTTCCTGAAATATTTCTAGTACCACCTGAACCTGCACCAGTCATATCTAATGCTGTTCTCATTGCATCTAACACAACTTTATGCTGACCCATTCCTAAGTAATCATTACTGCACCAATTAACTATATTTTTAATAGCATACGGTCCATACCATATTGCATTTGGATACTTACCTTGTTCACGTAATATATCGTTGAATACTCTATAGTTACCGTTGTCTTTTAATGTGGTTATAATTTTTTGAAATGGTTCTTTGTTTATCATTTTGTATTTATGCCTAAATATAGGGAGAGGATTTAAAATGGCAGCAAACGGCATATCCACACTTGCAACAAAAGCAGCAAGACAAAAAGCAAAATTAGACTTAGCGCAAACTAAAAGAAGTACCACTGGAACTAATGGATATAGAACATTACATACATATGCATTGGCAGACTTACCAACACAATACTCTGGTAACAATGTGATTGATAATCCAAATGTTGGTGGTCTTAAACAAGGCAGACCTTGGTCATAAGAGAGGCGCATAATGACAATTGAAGAATTATTAAGATCCTTAATGGATCGATTAGATAAGATAGAAAACGGTGATACGAAACAACCAGTAGTGGTACACGTTCATAATAATCTAAATGGCGAAACCTCTGAACATAATCCAACCGAAATTGACGATGAACCTGGTACATTCACACCACCGCTCCAACAAAAAATTGAACTATTAAAAAAATCAGCCGGTCTTAAATCTATATTTGACCTTGCCGATGATGATGGTCCATTCGAGAGTTAACCGTGTCATTCACACAGGATTTTTTTACAAGCTATCGTGGTTATAACGATGGTGATACTAGAATTGGACAGCTAAACCGTCTTTGGTATGACCGAACCACAAATACTATCAGAGTGTCAGATGGTGTAACACCTGGTGGTATCATCGTGGGCGGCGGAAGTAGTAGTACAGTTAACTATCCCGATCAAACAAATCACGGTGGTGATTTTTTACAAACTAACGGGACAACTGTTTTATGGGCTCCGGTACCTCCTGGACCACAAGGTATCCAAGGTATTCAAGGACCAGCTGGTGCCACCGGTGCAACTGGACCAAAAGGTGATACTGGAGCACAGGGAATACAAGGTATTCAAGGAATTCAAGGAATTCAGGGTGAAACAGGGGCAACAGGCGCACAAGGAATTAAAGGTGATACCGGTGCAACCGGCCCGAAAGGAGATACTGGCGATACTGGTGCGCAAGGCGTTAGCGTGGTTCTACAAGGAACCGTGGCAACTGAATCAGCATTGCCAGCAGTACCAACCAATTGGAATGACTATGCTGGACACGGATGGATTGTTACAACGGGAATCTCACCACATGTAAATGGTGCATTATGGTTTTGGAATCTAACACTTGGTCAATGGGATTACATTGGACCGATTGTTGGACCCAAGGGTGATGATGGCGCACAGGGAATACAAGGTATTCAAGGGATTCAGGGAATACAAGGTATTAAAGGTGACACCGGTGCTACCGGACCAAAAGGCGATACTGGCGCGACTGGCCCAAAAGGTGACACTGGCGCAACAGGATTAACCGGGGCGAAAGGTGACACAGGTGCTACAGGCGCACAAGGTATTCAAGGGATACAAGGCATACAAGGTGATATTGGACCAACTGGTCCTAAAGGGGATACTGGTGCACAAGGGATACAAGGTATCAAAGGTGACACTGGCGCAACTGGTCAAACTGGGGCAACTGGAAATAGTGCATATCAAGTTGCTGTTAGTAACGGATTTATCGGTACCGAATCGCAATGGTTGGCTAGTTTAATCGGCGCAACTGGACCAAAAGGTGATACTGGCGCACAAGGGATACAAGGTATTCAAGGTATTAAAGGGGACACTGGTGCAACTGGTCCTAAAGGGGATACAGGGGCAACAGGTCCTAAAGGGGATACCGGTGACACCGGACCGCAAGGGATTCAAGGGATTCAAGGGATACAAGGTGAAACTGGGGCGACCGGCCCAGCCGGACCAGGGGTAGCTGTCGGTGGTACCGCAAATCAAATACTTGCTAAGATCGATGGGACTAATTACAATACACATTGGATAGATCCATATTCTTACACCTTACCAGCGGCAAGTACAACTGTATTAGGCGGTGTTAAAATCGACGGTGTTACTATTAGTATAAATGGTAGTGGTCAAATTGTTGCGAATTACTCAGCGCAATTACAATCTGATTGGAACCAAACTAACACATCAGCACTTGATTACATAAAAAATAAACCAGATATTGCAAGTATGCAAGCGGTGTTTGCCGAAACTAGCGAACCAATGGGGCATGCTGATTTTACCCAGTCCTCAATTGCATTTGATAATTCATCTCGCACTTTTACAATTTCACCAAAAAATGGTTCATACACTATTTGGGTTAAGGGTAAAAAGTTTGTTATTTCAAACTCTCTGTCAGTAACTATACCGAACAACACTGGTATATATTACATTTACTTTGACATAGCTGGTACATTGCAATATAAAACCACATTCTTTGATTGGCCAAATGAATGTATGACCGCATACATTTATTGGAACCAAGTTACATCAAAAGCACCGTATGTTGCAGACGAAAGACACGGGATTACGTTAGACTGGCAAACACATGAATACTTACATCGAACCAGAGGTGCATCGATCGCTAATGGATTTAGTGCAACTAATTACATTCTTTCTGGGGACGGTTCTCTTGATTCTCAAATCCAATTTACGTTATCAGGTGGGACATTCTTTGACGAGGATTTACAAGTTGATATTGTTAGTACGGCAACCCCAACTGTAAATACCTGGGAGCAAGATTTAGTAGGACCATCTAAAATACCAATGTTCTACATTAACAGTGGTGGTGGCTGGGTTATGGATACTCCAACCACATATCTTGTTAAGAGAGGAACCTCACTACCAGTATATAACTTATACAGTGGCGGGGTTTGGTCAACACCGGATATTGATAACAATAAATTTGGCACTACTTTTATTGTTGCTACTAATAATATCAATTATCCCATTATTGGTATAATTGGGCAATCCGCACATGCTAACCAAGGCGATGCTGAAGCTGTAAACTTTTCAGATTTATCATTACCAGGATTTCCTGTTGTTGAAATGCGGTTATTATACAAAGTTGTGTTTGATTGTAAAAATAGCTATGCAAATACGCCAAAAGCTAGAATGGTGTCATTGTGGGATTTAAGAAGTTTTAATTCTACCACATCCGCGATTGCAACATACACCGACCATGGGTCATTAGGTGGATTATTAGATAACGATCATCCGCAATATTTACTAAGAACCGACCCAGCTGCATCTGTCACAAATGGTGTTTATACAACTGACACTGGTACCGTAACAAACACAATGTTAGCTGGTAGCATTAGTAATGCTAAATTAGCCAATAGCTTATTTTATGTTAATGGCACACAAATATCATTAGGTGAGAGTAAAACCGTTACGGCAGCAGCAACAACATTAACCGGAACATCATTAAACTCAACTGTGGTGGGTTCAAGTTTAACGAGTGTTGGGACTCTATCCGCACTTTCCTCTAATGGCTATGTTCAATTTACTCGCGGTACTGGTGGTTCAACATATAATCACATATCTAATACCGTTAATATAACAGGGACACTAGGTGTATCCGCTAATATCTTTGTTGGAAATAACATTGATATTGATGCTGGAATGGCATATTATATTGCAGGCACGTCTGCGTTGTCTGGTACAACATTAGGAAACAATGTTGTTAATAGTAGTTTAACAAGTGTTGGGACACTAGCAGGTTTACGAACTACAGGGCTTAACAACTTTGGAACTAATACATTTACTAAGGTTGGATATTCGTCCGGCGATATTACTTTAGACAATGGTAGTACAGATACACCTGGCCTTTTACTGTACTATGCCAATAATACTAATTTTGCGCTCGATAGCTGGAATGGGCAATTCAGTGTGCTAAGTGGTCAGTTACTACGATTTGTATATAACCTAAACGAATCGGGTGGTTCGGTAAAAGCAGCGATTGATACCACTGGTAATCTAGCGACAGCTGGGTTTGTACAGCCAGGCTCTTATAGAGCGGGGCAAATCATTAAAGATACTATGTTGAGTAATAGCGAATTTACTGTTAACACTACCACGGTGGCCACCAGCACTAGTGATACAGATTTTATCACCTATAGTTATACTCCAGCAAGTAGTTCAAGTTATCTAATTATTCACGTTCATGTGGCTGCTTATTCAGCTGCCTCTGACACGGGTGGTGCTGGTACCGACAGTTACTTTTCTCGTATTAAAGTCGATGGAGCTGAAATTACCTACAGTCGCCAGATGACAAAAAGCAATGAAAGTTTTAGAACAGGTGCACTATTTCCGTTAACTGGTAGATATACTAACTCAACCACCACCGCAAAGACTATTACAGTAGGTGTTCGTAGAGATAGTGCAGATGATAATATAACTATTACAAACTCATCAACAGCCCTATGGATGAGAATTACTGAGATAGCTAGATAATATACGTAAATATATTAATAAAGGATTATAAATGAGAGCAAGAGAATTTACAATAAATGTACCAATTAACATTAAAATTAATGGTGATGGTGATCCCGAAATAGATGTTCCATCATCGGATAGTGTTGATCCTAGTGAACTAGACCCAAATCCAATATATATCTCACCATTACAACAAGATTTAGAACTCCGTAAAGCTGAGGTTGGTAAAAATAGTGATGTTATCCAAGATCTCACACAAGATGAATTCAAAGATACCTTATCATCCGATGAACTAGTAAGAGTTAGAGAAATACTTGGAAAATTAGTATGACTGTTCAGAAAATCAAAGCCGGTCGTGTAAAAATTGACGTCGATAGTTTCATTGGGGAACGCGGCACCATATTTTACGACGAAGACATTGGTGATTTTCGACTAAGTGATGGTGTAACCCCAGGTGGCATTCCATTAATATTTAACAATGGAGGCGGAGGAGGAGGTGCAAATACCACAATGTCCGCCAATCCGCCATCGGGTGCTGCGCCTGGTGATCTTTGGTTCAATACCGCCGAACAACAATTGTATATCCGATATGCTAATTCTTGGCGAGAAGCAAATAGTTATACCTTACCAGCGGCAACCGCCTCAACACTAGGTGGAGTAATAGTTGGTTCTGGATTGACTATTACAACTGACGGTACATTAAGTTCGACCGTTACCGAGGGACCGGTGGGCCCTGCTGGTCCAACTGGTCCACAAGGACCAAAAGGTGATACTGGTGCAACTGGTCCACAAGGGATTCAAGGTCCGCAAGGATTACAAGGGATTCAAGGTGAAATTGGCCCACAAGGATTACAGGGCGTTCAAGGAATTCAAGGCGTCAAAGGTGACACTGGTGCAACTGGTGCAACTGGATTACAAGGCCCAAAAGGTGATACCGGTGATACAGGCGCAACTGGTCCACAGGGGATTCAAGGACCAACCGGCGATACTGGTGCGACTGGTGCGACTGGTGCGACTGGTGCGACTGGTCCACAGGGGATTCAAGGACCAAAAGGCGATACTGGGGACACTGGTCCGCAAGGGCCAGCTGGTGCCGATGGAACATCTATCAGTATCAAAGGTTCTGTATATGCGGTAGAGAATTTACCATCATCTGGGAACACAATTGGTGATTTATATATCGTAACATCATCTGGTGACGGATACTTCTGGAACGGTGTGTCATGGTTTAATGCTGGACCGATTCGTGGCCCACAAGGTGAAACTGGTGCGACTGGTCCACAAGGTATTCAAGGTATTCAAGGAATACAGGGTGAAACCGGTCCACAAGGTATTCAAGGTATTCAAGGAATACAGGGCGAAACCGGTCCACAAGGTATTAAAGGGGATACTGGTGCAACTGGTCCCAAAGGTGATACCGGATTAACTGGTGCAACTGGTCCAAAGGGCGACACTGGTGATACCGGTGCAACTGGTCCACAGGGGATTCAAGGATTACAAGGTATTCAAGGACCACAAGGTGATACTGGTCCACAAGGGATTCAAGGGATTCAGGGGCCAATTGGTGATACTGGTGCCACTGGTCCACAAGGGGAAACCGGTGCCACTGGTCCACAAGGGATTCAAGGACCAAAAGGTGATACCGGCGATACCGGATTACAAGGTATCCAAGGCGAAACCGGTCCACAAGGACCACAAGGGATTCAAGGTGATACTGGTCCACAAGGACCACAAGGGATTCAAGGTGATACTGGTCCACAGGGACCAACTGGTGCCGATGGAACCTCGATTAGTATAAAAGGTTCAGTTGAAAATGAATTAAATTTACCATCAACTGGAAATACAGTCGGTGATTTATATATAGTGGTATCGTCCGGTGATGGGTACTTCTGGAATGGTACAGCTTGGGTCAATGCTGGACCGATTCGTGGTCCTCAAGGGGAAACTGGTGCCACTGGTCCACAAGGGATTCAAGGCATTCAAGGGGAAACTGGTGCGACTGGTCCACAAGGGATTCAAGGACCAAAAGGTGATACCGGTGCCACTGGTCCACAAGGGATTCAAGGTATCCAAGGCATACAGGGCGAAACTGGTGCAACTGGCGCAACTGGCGCAACCGGACCACAAGGAATTCAGGGTGAAACTGGTCCACAAGGTGAAACAGGTCCACAAGGACCACAAGGCGATCAAGGTATACAAGGGATACAGGGGATTCAAGGAATCCAAGGGATACAGGGTGAAACCGGGTCACAGGGGCCAAAAGGTGATACAGGTGATACTGGGCCACAGGGAATTCAAGGGATACAGGGCGAAACCGGATCACAGGGACCAAAAGGCGATACAGGTGCGCAAGGTATTCAAGGTATTCAAGGTAGTCAGGGAATACAAGGGGAAACTGGTCCTCAAGGAATTCAAGGTATTCAGGGGATACAAGGGGAAACTGGTCCTCAAGGAATTCAAGGTCCACCAGGACAAGATGGCGTTGCGGTCGGTGCGGTTCGTTATGATATTGACAATCAGAATCTTACAACCCAAGAAAAATTAAATGCTATCATTAATTTAGGATTAAACAATACCGAAGTAGGCCCCAACGTAATTAAAACTTTTAACTTATTAAACGAATTTACTGCACCGATTCAAGGTACTGCAATATTTGTACCGTACACCGATACAACAATCACTAAAATTCAATTAACAGTTGGTCGTGTGCAAACAGTTGACTTATTAATTGGCATCTATAAAAACAATAATTTATTAAATTACTTTACTATCCTAGCTGGGCAATTTACATCAACTTATGCTAATTTATTGTACCCAATTACTACATCAGATTATTTTACAGTTAATGTGGTAGCAGGTTCCGGACTAAACCTTAGTGTATCTTTAATACACAGTTAATAACTAAATACAACATAATGGAATTATCCATAACAATTAGGAGAATAAAAAATGGCAATAATTAGCGAACTAGGCAAAAATAGTGCTGTAATTACATACCAGTCAACTACAGGTGCCGATGTTTTTGGTACATTTGGACTTATTGACAAGTGGATTCGAAATGATACATTACAAGGTACTGCATCGACATCCGGAACTACTGTTTTAGGTGCAAATTCAATGTTCTTAACTCAATTAAGTTCAGGCGACATTATCATGCTTGGCGGTTACAAAAGAATAGTAGATACAATAGCATCTGATTCTAGCTTCACTGTTACAGTAGCATTTTCACCTGATATTTCAGCCGCTAATCCCGGAACAATCAAAGTATTAAATCCAGTGGTTGGTACAGGTACACAAAACACACAACTAGCCGGTACTGCAAGTACATTAGATTTAGCGTATGCTAATAGTAATACTGCAGGCACCGTGTCAGTTAAAGCGGGCGATGTTACTGTTACTGGTTCATCAACATATTTTACAAGCGAATGTACTAACTCAGTATCAACTTCTGCGGTAACTGGTACAGTTGCAGTTGATACATCTGGTAATATTACCGGGACAGGTACCTCATTCTTAACAGCAGTACTAGATGCTGATAAATTAAAACCAGGCGATAGTATTTTAGTTGGAACAAACAACTATTTCGTTGTCGATACAGTAACAGGAGACCTTACCGCAACAGTACGCGTTCCACCTGCATCTGGAATTGCCGGAGGAGCAGCGATTGCAAAAGCTACAAATAGTGTGGTCGGACGTACTATAAACATAAATGGTCGTGTTCGTGTAATTACTGGAATAACTAATGACACTACACTAAATGTAAATGCTGCGTGGGATTTTACTGATACAAATCTTGAATTTAAAATGTATCCACGTGGTACAGTTGCAGTTACAGCAGCTAATACCGGTATAACTGGAACTAACACCTGTTTTTCTTGGGACATTCCATCAGGATGTCAAGCATGGGTTGGTGACGAATTAAGAACGTTTACATATTTAGCAGGTGCAACTACTGCTGCGACAGCTGGGATTAGCGGGTATCCTATAGGTTATAGTGCAATATCAGCAAACTTTTCAACAACAATGACCGGGTTAACATTTAGACGTGACGACACTGTTGTAACATATACTCCGTCAGGCGGCAATCTTCTTGCTAACGAAATTCGCGTTGGTGATGATATTATCATTAACGGTAATGAAACAACTATTACTAAAATAATTTCGGCTACCCAATTTAAAGTTAGTACCGATTTACCGTACTTTGATGCTAAAACTGTATATAAAAAGAAAAAATTACACGGTTTCACATTAGAAGGTACTCGTGAAGGAATTACATCAGATACGTCTGTCACTAGGTTAGGTACAACTACGTACATAACTGCTAATGCACTAATTGGAACAAATACAATTACAATTACTGCGTTAACTGCTAATGTTCATGCTGTTAATAACATTGTTAAAATCCAAGGCGCCGGTGGTCCGCATGCGCTGTTAACAGGTACTGTAATTGTTAATACTAATAATACAATTTCCGGAACTAATACAAAATTCTTGTCAGAATTACATGTAGGTGCTGAAATTTTAGTTGGTAATGAGTTTACTTATATTACTGCAATTTCAAGTGACACTGGTGCAACTGTTGCACCATGGCCAAATGTTGGTTCTGCAAACGCAAATCAAATTAACACTGGTTCGAATTCATTCCCGATTTACAGAACTACACCATTATATACATTTATTACGGGAACAAGTTCTAATACGTTTACAATTTATCATCCTTTAAAAAATTCATTGTATATTAACGGTACAGGTGGAACATTAGGTCCGGCAGTTATGTGTCCAACTACTACTGTTGCAACTAACTTTATTGAATTTGTGTACTCTGCGCCAAACAAAATGATTGAGACATCAATTACTGATATTAACAATAGTTACGATCGTAAATATTTTGGAATAAGGTATTACCCATTTGCAGGAACAACAAATACCCTTATTGGTTCAGATGGGGCATACAACGTAACTGTATACGAAAGATGGGTCGCTAGTTGGGCTGGCGCTGGTGGTGTTGGTATTAACTTAGCTCACGGTAGTGACGGTATAACTGGACTCGGATTAAGTCAAAATACTACAGTAACTGATCAGACATCAATGACATTCCAAACAGGTGGATATTTATATTTGTTTGCTAAACCAAGATACTTCATCGTACAAGGTAAAACATTTGGCGGTATTCAAAAACAATGGTTAGGTTGTATTGAATTTGAACGCGCTCAACCAGACGATTTACCATCCGGTTTAGGAACAGCTACCCCTGGATATTCGTATACCGGAACATTTAGTGGCAACTATTCAATTGCGCCAACAACTAGTCCGTTCCCGTGCTTTGCATATTTTAATTCAAATAGATTCCCAGTAGGAGCAACTCAAATTCCTACATTCCCAATTAATTATACAACTGCTGCACAAGGTGTTCACGGTAGTATTTTTTCAGTTCCTCGTATTAAGGGTAGTAGAGGTGATTTAGTTAATATTAACTCACATATCTATACTGCTGCAACTGTTACAACTGGAAGATGGGGCCATTTATTTGAACTTGGTGGGGCAGGTGCATATACTAATCCGACAGCATCTGGCGCAGCTTTTGTAAGTGGAACAATAGGTAATACCGCAAACACATTGTTCCAGCCGCATTTAGGACAGATTATTCCTTATGCACCTAACGTTTATAATAGCAAACGGTTTATGTTTAGTCCTGTTATGATTTTAGGTCCTGCATGGGATCCCGATATTCGTGGAAGAATGTTCGGTCTTAAAATTATCCCAAGCAACTTAGGAACATTAATGGACACCGTAAATGTAACTATTGAATCCGATGACTTTTATGATAAGAACGGAACTGCCACTGATCACTGGGTTATTACAGCGCCTGGGGTTACTACTTATACCTTTAGGGTTATTGGAACCGCAACAGCTTCAACATATACCGCTACTAGTGGTATTAGAAGTCTTGAAGATGAAAGTACAACTTTTAGTTTAACACCTACTACATTTACAAACAACTTTAGATTTGCAATTCCAACTTAGCGCAAACTAAGTAATAAAATTTTAAATAGCTGCCTGACCCGCAGCTATTTTTTTAGGTAAATATTAGTATGATTATTAACTTCCCTGCTCCAGGTTCTGAAACCGCAACACAGTTAAATACTGTTTTTGAAAACTTTACTGTACCGTCAAATAGTGGTGCATTATCGTATATTGATACTACCGATATTGAAATTGGTACTCCGATTTACATTACAAATTATAAAGTATCCTTTAATGTCGCAGATTGGTATGCTAAAGAATTAAATATTTTATCTAGATCAGTAACAGTGCCTTCCGGCTCACAAACTTTAAATTTTAACAATAAGTCGGCTAGCTCGTTAATATTACAAGTTGGATATAAAATAAAAATAACCGACTTAGTTTTAAATACTAGCACAATTGTGACTATTTCTGCTGCTACTATATCAGGTATTACTATTCCAGTGATACCAGGATTTCCGCTATACGGTAACCGATCTATTAGGATTGTAAACGTTACAACTGAAATATATCCAAAAACTGCGGTATCTCAAAAAAATGTATCATTGGGGTTAATAATTGCTAATATTATAGCACCTAGAGATAATTTGTTTTTGTCAGAAACTGCGCCATCAGTTCGCGGCATAAAACTACCGATTAGTCAATCCTTAATATCTAGCCAAATACCAGTTGTTCCGTCTAGACTTAACACATATTCTAATGTTAATATTAAAGGTGACATATTAGTCAATATTACTGATCAGTCAACTAATTTAAAAACTACCTCATCTAATATTATAAACTGGTATGCAACAGAAGAGCCTATACTAAAAATTACCACAACATTGCCATCAACTAAAATACTGTATTTTTCTCAACAGTCATATATTCCGTTTTTTAAAGGCAGTACAGTACGAGTATCAGCAACACATGGGTTTATTGGGACATTTACTGTATTAGACTGTTCACTGACATCAGTAACTTTGGATAACTGCGCAATCTTTGGTACTGTTGGAACAACTGTTGATAACATAACAACTACTGTGCGTAAGGTTAGAGATCAAGTTGAATTACCAGCACTACCATTACGTAATTTACTTTATAGTTTAGTTAAATCCACTAGTAGTTTTATTGGAAGTACGCCCGTTGTTACACAATTTGAACCTGCAGTAATTAATCAATCACTATCTGTAAGAGAAGTTTCCCCGATAATAGTAAGTGCAAAACTAAGCACATACGATAACGTTGGTCTTACCGAAGGCGCAGCAGTTACTATTAATAGTATTGTTGAAAACATTTTACCAATTACCGGAATGTTAAGTAATGCATCATCCAATGTAGTTAATTGGTATACTAATGAATTGAATATTCTTACTACTACATATACCAATCCTTCAACAGTGACATTGTTCTTTAATAAACCGACCACAATTGGATCGGATATTGTATTATCAAATTCACAAAGATCGTATATTAGTAAAATTACAGTAATATCATCAACTTTAAATAGTGTAACTATTGCAAGACCGGCATTTGATATTAATTTTACCGGATTCTTTACTGGATTCTTTATCTATGTATCTTCAACATTAAATTTCACTTCCACATCATCTATTCTGTATAATAGTGGCGGATTTGTTAAATTAAATGCACCAGGGTACTCAACAGTTGTACCTATAATTAGCGGAAATAACTCATCGATCACGGTTGAAGTCCCATTACAATCACTAACCATGAGTTATACTAGTTTTGAAAATGCAAGTTTATCAGTATATCCAAGTGTAATGGCGTCATCAATGTCGCATACTAGAGAAAAAATATTCTTAGTTTCCTCTAGAATCGCGGATACGAGCAATGCAGCATCGTTGGATAGAATTGCGTCAGCTGATATCGTACCTAAAATAAAATCAGTAAACTTAATTGAACCGTTTTATAATGTTCCTAACTTTGTTGAAAATGTAATAGTATCAACTGGGTCAGTTGACACTGTAATACCAATTACGTTTAGTATACAGGCATACACTAATAACGTGGTACAATGGTACGAACAAGACCTTAATATCTTAAAGCAAACCGCAATTACACAAACCACATTAATACTATATTTTAATAATTCGATTGGGGTTGTCGCGGGTTCAACTATTCGTGTAATAGAATATACCTCTAAACTATATAGATTGTTAACCGTTATTTCTGCAAATTCGTATAGTGCAACTGTTGCGTATGATTCATCTCTTATAATTAATAATTTATATGTATATGTCAAAACTACCCAATCGTTTACACAAAAATCGTTTATTCCATATATTATTACAGGTATTGTATCATTAAAATTACCAAATAGTACAATAGTGATTAATACAAGTATTATCAACAGTACATCATCATCGATTGAGTTTGTTAAAACATCAGTAATAAATACTGCCGGGGCAACTATATCTGATGCTAATCCATCATACTATCCTCAAATTAAAGTTGCTACAACACAACTACCTTTAACCCCAAGAGAGAACTTATATTATGCGGTGGTATTGCCATATTATAGAACAGCACAAACTGTAAAACCGGCAACAGAAGAACCAAGAACATTTAGTAATTTTGGAAAAATATCTGCATTTAAAACAGATCAGTATCAAGGCTTTATTGTTCCTAAGAATGATAAAGTTCAAACTGTTAAATTTACTGCATCTGCAACTAGTGTATCAGTCGGCGACGTTACGTCATTACCTAAATTTTCAACAGTACCAACTGCAATAACTGCATCTGCAGTAGGACAAACAGTTTACAACGTACCAACTTGGTATGGGTTTGAATTAAACATATTGCAACGACAGTCTACCGTAAGTTCAACAACACGATTGGTCTTTAATAACGCCAGCAGTTATAATTACTTATTTTCGGTCGGCGACACTGTAAAACTATACAGATTAAATTATTACGTGTATGTTGAAATCCTAAGCGCAACACTAACGACTATTACGTTTATAACTCCAAACGGATTTCCTAATGACACATCAGGTTTGACTATTCAAAATTATTCGTCAACGATATATCCAAAAGATGTAACATACGCAGAGATGGCACCACTTGGTATGCCGCGTGATGTACAGATACCTCGTCAAAACTTAATATCTGCTGAATACATAAAACCAAATCAAAGAGGTTCTACTGATTTTAATATTGATAGAACCGAAAGTGCGGTAATTACGAGTGGGTTACTTGGCAAATTTAAAGTTGATATAATTGCGGTCGAACCTATTAACAAGGCCAACACCCTTAATAAACCATTATTTACAGTAGTTAATATTGCTGCTAAGATTAATGTTGGTAAAGTTACCCAATTTGCTAAAATTGCAGGAGACGCAGTTTCAGTTTCTAACAGTAAGGGTGTTATAATTAAAAACGATAAACTAACATCGATTGATCAGATTATATCCAGCGAAGGTATAATTAAACAATTTAAAGTAGATCGTATTGCGGGGATAACATCAGAACCAGCAAAAATTATAGTAACACCATTATCTCCGATACAGTTTTGGAATTAGCTAAATATAATATAAACATTAACACGAGGACAACACTATGTTTGACGATTTAAATTCGGCATTCCCAGATCATGACTACTTTTATGAAGTATCTGGTCTTACATTGAATGAAGCAATGGAATACTGCGCACGACTTTCAGCAGGTAACCCGCATATTTTTAACTTCAACGGCAAAGTTATATTTGCTTCACAACAACCGGTGTCAACGACTGATATTTCATGGTTAACAGAAGTACCAGGTTCACCAACTATTTTAGCAGAAGATGTTTCTGCTACACCATCTGAATAATAGGAGAGGCTGATGGCAAAACGAATAGTCTTAGAATCATATTCATTTGACAAAGTTAACAAAATTGTTACAATTAACAATAGATATCTGCGTAGAGAACAACTGATATTAATCACAAATATTGATAAAAATACCGTAATTTATAATTTTGCAGATACCACATTTTCAATTGATACTTGGGAAACCTCAGTAACACCAAATGCAGAATATACAAAAATTACATTAAAAAACACTGGAAACCCACTAGCGTTTGATAATATGAGTAATACAGATAAACTATCCATTTTAGTTGAAGAAACTAATGAATCGTTTCAACCTGATGAAGCAAGAATGGACCCAGTTGGTAAACTCAGAGTGAGTACTCCACAGTCATTAATCGACACTGACTTTGAATACGGTCCACAACCTACAAAATGGGAAACGGTTGGATTAGTAAATAATCGTCCATCAGCATATTACGACCCTACTGTCTTTTTTCAAGCAGGTATTAGTAATATTACTGCAACTAACGCTAGCAGAACTGTAACCGTTTCATTACCATCATCAGCGGTATATTCTGCATCGTGTACACCGGCGGTTGGTTCAAACTCACTAGCTGTTACATCAACTGCTGGTTTGCAAGTAGGTATGTATTTAATAGCTGCATCATCAGGCCTTCCACTTGGCGCTATGGTTACTAGTATTACTTCTACAACTGCATTTACAGTAAACTATGTAGCAAACACTACAACTGCGGCAACTATGAACTTTGCGTTAGTAAGTCCAATTGCACCAATATATATTCAAGACACAACAGTGCCAATGTTAAACGGTTGGACAATACCAACATCAGTAACTTATGTTGCAGCAACCACCTCATCGTTTACATACACAGCTCGTGAAAACTTTACAGGTACTACAGGTAACGTTAACGACACTAGCAAAACATATATATACCCTGGATATTTCTTCAGTGGTGCAGGTATTCCGGTTTCCACTGCGGCTACTGTAACTAATTCATTTACAAACTCAGGTACTATTGTATCAGTTACTACATTAACTGCACACGGATTAAGTATTGGACAAGGAATTTATGTTACAAATTTAACGGCTACCACTAACCCTCCAAATGGTGCATGGATTGTTAAAACAACTCCTACTGCAAACACATTCACATACGAAGTAATCAATGCTCCAACTGGTACTATAGTTGCAGGGTGGGTAAGTGCAGCACAGTCAACTGCATTAACACTTAATGTAACTTCAGTATCTGGTGGTACTATTGTTTCTATTGGTGGGCCAGTAACCGCAGGTACAAATTACAACGTTGGAGACATTGTTCCAATTAGTACAGGTACTGGCGGATTGGCTAAAATCTTGTCAATTACTGGTGGCGGTGTAGTTAATCAGGTTGGTATTTTACATGCCGGGACCGCTTCTTACACAACTGGCACACTAGCAACTACTGCGGCAACTTATGCGTGTAATGTATTATTCCCTAGATCATGGGGAACAGCAGTGCATCGTGCTTTTGACGGTGGGGTTTCATTCTCAGCTGGTTTACCGTATCATGGTAATCAAACAATTCGCCAAACACGTCGTTACTTTAGATATCAATCTGGTAAAGGTATTCAATTTAATACAGGCACAAATATGTGTTCACCTTTCCAACTTGATAGTATTGTAGTTTCTGGTACTAACTTAGTAACAGTAACTACTAAGTACTCACATAATTTGTACATGAATAATTCCGCTACGGCAAATGGTCCAACTGTTAGAATCTCAGGCGCTGGTGCACCGCATACCGCATTAAATGGTGACTGGGTAGTGACAGGTGTCACTAGCGATACAACATTTACATTTTCAGTAAGTTCATTTTCCAACGGGCAAGTTGTTAATGCCGCTGGTGGCTCATTAACTGTTCAACCATATAAATGGTACGGTGCTAGTACACGTATCGGAATGTTTGATCAACAAAATGGTTTCTTCTTTCAATACGACGGCGCTAACGTGTCAGTTAATCGCAGATCTAGTACATATCAGTTACCTGGTGCAATTAGTAACTTATGCTGCGGTTCAGCTACTGTAACAGGTGTTGGTTCAAGATGGAATGTTGATTTAGTGCCGTATGATTTTATTGTTATTCGCGGTCAAAGCTATATGGTACTTAGTATCGAATCAGCAACATCAATGACAATATGCCCAGAGTACAAAGGAACTGCAATTCTTGCTCCAACATTGGCTGTTATTAGTAAAACGGTTGACTATAAAGTAAATCAAGCATCTTGGAATATTGATAAATGCGATGGTACTGGTGCAAGTGGGTTCAATCTTGATATTTCAAAAATGCAAATGTGGATGATGGATTATTCATGGTATGGGGCAGGTGCTATTAGATTTGGTTTTAAAAATCAAAGAGGTGAAATTATGTATGTTCACCGTATGGCACACGGTAACCAACAAACTGAAGCATTTATGCGTAGTGGTAACTTACCGGCACGATATGAAGTTAATACATTTTGGCCTGTTACTAAATTAGTTCCAATGGCTGCTAGTCCAAGTACGTTTACATTAGCAAATAACGGAGCATCGTTTACTGTTAGTGATGCAACTGGTTTCCCTCCAGCCGGTTATGTTACCTTTAGTGGACATACTACTGCATCACCTCTTGCAGGTGCGATGCCTACGATCGAATATGTTAAATATACATCATTAACTGGTAACGTGTTTAGTGGTCTTACACGAGGATGTACGGTAGGGTCAAATCCAATTATCGGTCCAGGCGGGTTAACAGCAGCTGGCGGTAGTGCTGCAACTACATATGATTTTACTAACGCACCATGTGCGGTTTCATTATGGGCGCCGCAATCTTCTACTACATTAAGTCACTGGGGTTCTGCAGTTGTAATGGATGGTAGATTTGACGACGATAAAGCGTTTATATTTAACTATGGTAATTCTGCATCTGCAACGTATGCAACTTCGGGTACTAGATATCCGGTGTTTAGTATCAGATTGGCACCTAGTGTTGATGCTGGCTTAACTGGTTTATTAGGTGCTAGAGAGATTATTAATAGAATGCAATTAACACCAGTATCTTGCGGTGTGTTTTCAACTAGTGCCGCTGCGGTTAGAGTTGAATTGTTCTTAAACTCTAGAGTTAATACCGGTACGTTTGTACCAGTCGGTGGTTCAAGTTTAGCACAATATGCAACTCATGGTACTTCTGGGGTATTATCAGGTGGTGAATGTATATTTACGTTCTTTGCACCTGCTGGTAGTGTTAGTTCTCAAGATTTATCTAAAGTACGTGACTTAGGTACAAGTATTTTAGGTGGCGGAAATACATTAGCATATCCAACGACTCCGTTAAACATATACCCAGACGGTCCAGACGTATTAACATTATGTGTTACACCATTAGCGGCTAATGCCGTTGTAGCTGCTCGTATTAACTGGTCCGAGGCCCAAGCTTAGTCCATTGAAATCCCCAGTTCGCTGGGGATTTTCTTTTGTATTATCCTAAATACTAGTATGAAACTTAGAGAACTATTATCAGAAGGATTACAGCAAGATAGTGCAATAAAAATTATTGACAAATTTT